CTTTAGACGAAGCAGCGATATTAGAATCGTTATCAACCTCAGAAAAAGAGAACTTAGTCAGACAGGTAATCAGATTAACCAAAGTACACGGTGATAATGTAGAGAAGATCGCAGCTAGATTAGAATTACCTAGCAATCTTCGTAACAAAATATCCGGAGTAGGGAAATCTTTCGGAGTAAATTTCGCTAAAGCTGTTGTTGATCAACAAAAAAAGAATATTGCAGAGGGTACAAAGTATCGTTCTATTGTCGTTGATGTTAGAAAAGCAGTTAACGATGCTTTAAACAAGTTAATAAAAGGAGAACAATTAGGCGGATATAAACTCCCAGTTAAGAGAGAGCCTACAGAAGAGCATAAGAAGATAGCCACTACCTACGGATTCACACCGTTAGGAGCGATGTTCTTATCCGAATATCAATCTGCTTACTTAGGTACTTTTAAAAGTAAGAGGGAAGAGGGAACATCTACCGAAGTAGGGGTATCGTTAAAATTCGCCCTTTCGGATGAAGTAGAGAAAGGTAGGTTTTATATTGATGGAAGCGCTTCCGCAGACGAAGCAGAATTAGATATTATTCTAGCGTTCAATCCTGAAGACGGAACTAATATGTTACAGCAAGTACAATCTACTCTAACTGATCTCATCCGTCACGAGACTGAGCATTTAACTCAAAGTGGAGAACAGGTTAAGCCTGGTAAGTGGATGAGAGGTGATCAAGCTAGAAGACAGAAGATTAGACAGAACCCCGAGTTATATTACAAGTATTACCTTCTACCTAAAGAAGTAGATGCTAATATTCAAGGTTTATACGCTAAATCGAAATACGATAAAACTAGCTTCCAGGATACTGTAGACGCTTACTTAACAGATTTAGTAGGTGATGGAATTATCACTCAAGCCAATAGTAAGCAGATCTACAATAAGTGGAAAACAAGAGCAGCTGAAATCGGAGGGATACCAGAATTAAAATAAGATGCAAAGTTTGTTAGAATTATTCGAAGTTACAAAAGAGGATTTAAATCCTGAATTAAAAAAATACCGTTTATATTGCGATATGGACGGAGTATTGTGTGATTTTAAAGGTCGCTTTGAAAATTTATTCGGAAAAGGTCCTAGGGAGATTGAAGCTGAAAAAGGAGCACCTTATTTCTGGGCGATGATCAGGAATGTAGGAGCTAAATTTTGGGCTAGAATGCCATGGACACCATCCGGCCGTCAGCTATGGTCTGCCATTAAACAATACGATCCTAAACTACTAACAGCACCTCCTGCCGCTTATAGGGACTTCAGTAACTTTGAACCTACAGCAGTTGAAGGAAAAACTCAATGGGCAGGTCAGAATTTAGGATTAAGTTCTAGTGATGTTTTATTTAAGAGATCAAAAGATAAGCAACAAATTGCTGTAAAGGATATATCTCAAGGATTTATTCCTATCTTAATAGATGATAGAGTAAAAAATATTGATGCCTGGAGAGCAGCAGGAGGAATTGGAATACACCATCCAGAAAATGCATCCGACATATCACCAGTTTTAGAAAGATTAAGAAAGTTATATAAAGAAGAAGATGAAAGAGACTCAACTGAAGAAAGAGTTTAGGCAAAAAGACGTTCAAAGAGCTCGAAACTTAATTCAAAAAGACTACACCAACCGTACCACAGTAGGAACAGGTTACTCTAAAAGAAAAGAGAAGCATAGCGAAGGAGACATCTGGGAAGAAGATGGTAGAACCTGGACTATAAAAAATGGTGTTAAACAAAATATAACTAAGTTAGATTCCGCTAAAAAGTCTATGCAAACTCCTTTAACTTGCCCTAAGTGTGGAGGATCTATGAAACACCACCTAGCTAAGAAGATGTACAAGATTCACGGCTTCTGTTTTGACCCATGTACAATAGAAATGGAAGCAGGTCTGCGTAGAGCTGGATTATTTGAACAGTACGAAAAGCAAATGATGCAAGGCAATATGCAAGCCTGGGCTAGTAACTTGGAGCAATGGGTACAAGACACTCTTCAAGAGAATATGTCATATGTAACAGAAGAAGGTGATATCGAAGATTGGAAGGGTAACACCCAGAAGCAAAAGAACCAGCTGCTAGATGGTATGAACGAATACCTAAAGCATCTTAAGAAGCATATGGAATAACTATTTATATAGAAATATTATATGCTCTTAACAGAATCTAAACTGACAGAAGTATTAACAGAAGGTATGAAGTACCATCTTGATACTAAGACACCGCTCTACGAAAACGTATACCGTCCAGGTTCAGAAGCATACTTCTCCACTGTCAAGCAAGCTCGTCATTTAATGAACAAAGGTATCTTAACTGAACTATGTTTAGAGGATATGGAGCTTTTATTCGAGACAGAGGTAGGAGAGTATGGAATATTCGAAGGAAAAAGAGTACCTTTAGATTTTCCAATAATCAACGAAGCAGTAGTTGTGACAGAACCACAGACTACCGAATATACTCAAGCATGGAACGCTGCTAAGCAGAACGAAACTATTAGAGGTATCGTTGAAAAGGAAGCTAGAAAGAAAAACATGGAGCCATATAATGCATGGTTGGAAATGGCTAGCAAAGGTAAGGCAGCAGGAGGAGCAGCATACACAGTAGGAGCATCTACAGTATCTCAATATCTATCTGAAGAGGATATGAATCCTGATGCAGATGTATCTAGAGTCATGCCTATTTTAGCTGAGTATATGTTAGACGGAAACAAGCAGTATGTTATACTAACCGGTCAAGATACTTATAGAGAAATTCAATCAGAGAACACAGACGTATGGGTAGTAGATCTAACTATATACCAAGAAGAATCTAAAGAGACTATTGCAGAAGTATTATCTGAATATAAAAATTACGATCCAAAATACTTCGCAACCTGGTTTAGAGTTTTGAAAGATATTGTAAGTAAATCTGAAGTGGAAGTAGAGAGATATATTAAAAACTTATCAGAGCCAGCTTATAAAGCCGCGAAGTACTTCTTACAGTTTTTAAAAGATAATCCTGGAGCAAAAGAAAAACTCCGTAATAGTATAGGATTAACCGAAGCTAAATATAAAGGTAGAGAAGTAAAGCTCAACAAACCAATGAGAAGCACCGGTCCTAAAAAATATAAGGTCTACACTAAGAACGACAAAGGAAACGTCGTTGTAGTAAACTTTGGAGACGCTAAAGGAGGATTAACTGCTAAGATTAATAACAAAGAAGCAAGAAAAGCATTCTCAGATAGACATAACTGTCCTACTAAGAAGGATAAAACTAAAGCAGGATACTGGTCTTGCCGATTACCAAGATATGCAAGTTTACTCGGACTCAAATCAAGCTTTGGAGGATACTGGTAAACCGTACCAGAATCTTTCAATAACTAAAGATTGTATAGTAAGAAGCTTTGCTTCTGATGTAGATCCTGAAGAGCTTAAATGGCACCAGGATAACGAAGACAGGTGGGTAACAGTTTTAGAGTGCGGTGAGGACTGGGGCTTTCAATACGATAACGAATTACCTTATCGATTAGAGCCTGGAGATATGCTATTTATAGAAAGGCATGAATGGCACCGAGTCATAAAAGGCGATGGTGAATTAGTGATTAAGGTAGATTTAAATGACAAAGGACCTTTTCGACAGGAAGAAAACTAAGAGTGATGTTTACGCATTCGCTCAAGAGCTTATTCAGGAAATCCTTCAAGAAGATTCTGAGTTAGGAGAAAACCTCCGCGACTGGATCAAAAAGAAGTGGGTGAGAATAACATCCTCTGGTAAAATAGCCGGTCCTTGCGGTACATCTAAAAAACAAAGTAATCCTGACCGTTGCCTTCCTCAAGCAAAAGCAAAATCAATGACCCAATCTCAAAGAGCAGCTACTGCTAGAAAGAAGAAAGAGGGCGGGAGTAAAGGAAAGCAATTTGTTAGTAATACTAAGAAAGGAAAAGTTACTTCTGAAGCAATAAAAGGAGATAGTATAGAATGCGACAATTGTAGTTGGACTTGGAAAATAGCAGACGGAGGATCTGATCTCTACAATTGCCATAAATGCGGACACGATAATACACCAGTAGCCGAAGGACTATGGGCTAATATTAATGCTAAGAAAAAAGCAGGAAAGAAATCTTCTCATAAAAACTCCAACGCATATAAAGACGCTAAGAAAGCTGGAGAGAATTTAGAACTAACTAAAGAACGTGTACATCTAACTAAACAGCAGATTGAAAAGATAGTATTAGAACTTCTTGCTGAAAAAAAGAAACCCGGCAAAGCAACAGCTACTCATAAAGCAGACGGAACTAAGAAAGATGCCTGTGCTCTGAAAGTAGACGGAGTATATGGTATAGAGACCTCAGCCTATAAGTCAATGGCTATTGCTAAATGTAGAAACGTAGGTGCTGCTAACTGGAATTCTAAGAAAAAGAAAAGTAGCTGATGAAGTTTCCTACTCCGTTTTTACCGAAGAAGAACTACGTCAGGGGATGTAGGAGATCAAATATAATGTTTTTGTAGTTTCCATTATACAGCTATGACCAGAGAAAGATTAACAGAGATTATTAGAGAAGTTCTCAACGAAGAAGAGCAGACTATCAACTTCGACCTTAAAGACATTCAAGGAAAGAAGGTAGTTTTAGCTACATTCGGTCAAGATAAAGTAGGAGCTCTAAGATTAAAACCTTACCAAGGATCTTACCAAGTAGATTCAGTAATCGTAAAACCAGAATACAGAGGATACGGTATTGGTAAAGAGATGTATAGACTAGCCCATGAAAAACTAGGACCTCTATTCTCAGACGCTCATCAAACTCCTGATGCAGCAGCATTATGGAAAAGCTTAATGAAAAGCGGTGAAGCTAAGAAAGAGGGAGATCGCTATGTGATGACTGAAGGACCCCACGATGCTATGAATCCAGGAATCTTATCTAGAGATTCTAGTTTAAAAGGAGAAGATGGTAAAATTAAAATATCAAAAGTTAGACAGAAACTTAGCAGTATGAAAGATAAAGGTAGTACGAAAGCTAAGGCTTTGCGTAGATTTATTAACTACCACGACTAATTGCTATTTATAAAGAAACAAGGTAACATGGCTATATCTTTTAATAAAAAAATGCTCGTAGAAGCTGTAAAGCAGATCTTAGCAGAGCATGAAACAGACCCTAACCTAGAACTCACAGTTGGGGATTATCAAACCAAGCACTACCATATGTGCCCAGGAGCAAAGACTCTATACCAGGATATTGAAAGCAAGGTAGAAGATATGGAGTTAGCAGTAAGAGCTGCTAAACTACAAGATGCTTTATTCGCCATGGAAGAGATGGCTTTAGAGAGAGGTGCAACTGAAGCAGATGTATTTGCAGCTGAAGCAGTAGCTAATCAGATTATGGGTATGGCTGAGATGATGGGACTAGCCCAAGAACATTCTTACATTCAAGGTCATGTTGATAAAATTAAAGCAGCAGCCGATGGAGTAGAAGAAGCAGTTACACAGATGTATGTAACTCCTACTAATAAGCAAGATATAAAAACAGCTTTAAAGAAAAAAGGAGTAACAGATACAAGCTCTGTAGATAAAGCAAAACCTGGAGAAGTAATAGCAGTAGAAGAAACACTTTCAGTAGGTCATATTGACGACGAACCAGGTATGTTAAAGCAATTTGCTTTCGACACTGCAGAGTACGCTGCTAAGCTTTACAAGTTACTTCACCATTACGAACAAATGGAAGACCAAGTAGACTTCCCTAACTGGTGGCAACATAAAGTTATGATGGCTAGAGAGTACATGTCTAAAGCTACCCACTACTTAGAGTTCGAAACTAAGAAACCTCATATTGACGCAGCAGTAGACAGTGCAGAACCAGAACTCACTGACGATCAATTGCAAGAGTTATTTAGCAAAGTAAAAGATAAGACTATCAACTATAAAGGAGATATTTACAAAATTATAGATGTAGATAAAGCCGGTACATTCACTTTAGTTGATCCTAATAACCCGTCAGCAGAACCTTTTTACGTAAATAGAGCTCAAATGAAGCACGGTGAAGTGAAGCCTGTTGAAGATGATACAGAAGAAATGGAACTTAATTTACAAGAAACTAAAGCAACATGCTGCGGTAAATGTGGAAGAGTTCATGTTAAAGGTACTGAATGTAAGAAGCCTTACCTAACAGGAAAAGATCACTGTAGATATAATTAATATGACTCAGCAAGAATTAAAAAGCATAATCGAAGAAGCTTATTACGAGCTACTATCAGAAGGTCTGATTACTGAAGCAGAAGAAGACGAGCTTCCTGCTGAAGAAGAGACTGAAGAGACTCCTGATACCGAATTCGCTGATGCTGAAGAAGTAGAAACTGGAGCAGAAGAAGTTACTGACCCGACACCGGAGATCTTAGCTAAGTTTCCTACATTGAAAAAAACTATCATTCACTTACTTACACAAGACTATGAACAGTTTGTAGAGAAGATTGGATGGATGTCTCCTAAACCATCTACATTTAAAGTAGAGTTCAAAAACGGTCAAGACATACAGCTAAAGTGGATGGGAAAAGGCTTTCAAGCTACTGTAGAAGGTAAAAGGTACTTCTTAGATAATATCTCAGAGTATCAACAATGCTTAGATAAAATAGGTCATATGCTAGCCTCAGGACCTATTACAGACCAGTTTGCTGATGATACTTCTGGCGAAGATGTATTCGGAGCAGAAGGTGGCAGTGGAGGAGCGTTTCCTGGAGCAGAAGCAGGCGCTGAAGGCGGTTCCGAAGCAGGCACAGAAGAACCAGCCACACCATCAGGAGAAGAAGACGTCTTTGCAGGCGTAGAATCATAACAAATGGATATACTAGACAAACTCATACAAGAGTGGTCGTGGAGAACAGAAAAAGGTTACCCCGATTTCACTAACAAAGACGATCTTAAAATCTTGAGAGAGGTTTTTGGTATAGACTTAACCGAAGCTTATACTGAATTTCCTACCTCTGCTGAACAGATAAGCAATCCTAAAGTAGCAGAACTGTTTAAAGTAGTAAAATCATTCCCCGGACTGAAGGTCGAAGACCCAATAGCACTAGATCCCGGTAAGAAGAATAGTCCTAAAATAACAAGAGCTCTAAAGAATAATAGAGATTTTATAGAGCATTTAGAAAACGGTCTAGGAATTGAGATAGAAGATGTTAATGAATTTATTAAATGGAACGGTCTCTCTATTAGTTTTGGAGAAGGTTCAAGAGGAGGTAGAGGTGTACACAGTAAGGGGTTAAAGTTCGAAGAAGAGATTGCTCAAGACTTAAACAACTATAAAGCAGGAACTGAAGAATACATTCACCCAGAACTTACTAAATCAATTATAAGAGAGTTCTCACTAACAGCTACTAACTTTAACGTTAAGAGTGAAGGAGGAGAAAATAAGAGAAGACCCTTAGAGTTTACAGAAAAAGGACCGATCGTAGGATTTTCAGGAGAAAATTTAGCTGCAACACTTACTGATTTAACTATTGACAAAGGATCAGAAACGATATACCTCTCTCTAAAATTTGGAGGAACTCTAACATTCTTTAACTCCGGAGTTGCAGTGACTGTTTTCCCAAAAGACGATTTCGCCGACGGTAAGATAGACACTCCAAACGGTGTCTCACTTCTAGAAACTTTCGGTATCGACAATGAACTATTTTGTAGAGTATTTAATGAATACAAAGAAGATGGATCCGGTACTAACTTCTCACAGTATCATAAAGTTACTACTGACTACGACAAAGAGAAACTATTCAGATTAGTAGAGAGCGGTATAGGTACAGGTTACTATATGCTAAAAGGAGGTAGAACGACTGAATTTTTCTTCGTAGGAGACGAATATAATAAAGCAGCATCACAGCCTACTTCCGGTATAGAAATACAGTATGGAGGTAAAACAGGTAAAGGTAAGAGAATAGATATTGTATTTGAATCTGAAAAATATAAATTTAAAATCAATATTCGAAACAAACAAGGAAAGCTGTACCCATCCCATATTATGTGTGATTACAGGAAAAAATAAAAGGTATATATTTATATATAATGAGAGGTTTTAAATTCGAACATATTGTAATCTTAATATTAGGGGTATGTCTTCTATGGCTAACACAATGCCGTAGAACAAAACCTATTACAGAAGAGATTGTAAAAACAGAGGTTGTAATTAAATGGGATACCGTAGAAGTTGCTAAGACTGAATACATTCCTAAGATCGTAGAAAGGTTAGTAGTAAATATAGACACCTTTTCAATACCTATCGACACAGTTTCAGTACTAAAGGACTATTATGCAAAATACTTCTATACTGATACTATTCAGATAGATACATTAGGTTCTATAGTGATAAATGATACTATCACTCGTAACTTAATCTCAATGAGAGATGTACAATCCAACATTTTCATCCCAACAACTACAATTACTAATACTGTTTACCTCAACAGGAGGGAATTTTACGGCGGTATTTCGTTAACTGGACAACCTACTCAATTAGATTTTATCAACGGAGAGTTACTATACAAAGGTAAGAAGAGAAACGCTTACGGTATAGGGGTAGGTATCAATCAAGAGCTTGTACCTATCTATACTTTCAAAGTATTTTGGAAGATAGGTAAATGAGCCAGCAAGACGTAAAAAAAATAGTAATACAAGAATACGCTAAGTGTGCAAAGGATCCTGCATATTTCATGCGCAAGTACTGCTACATTCAACATCCTCAGAGAGGACGTATCTTATTTAACTTATATCCTTTCCAAGATAAGGTATTACACTTATTTAAAGATCATCAATACTTAATTACTCTTAAATCAAGACAGCTAGGTATATCTACTTTAGCAGCTGGATACAGTTTATGGTTGATGATCTTCCACAAAGATAAGAACGTACTCGCATTAGCAACTACTCAAGCTACAGCTAGGAACCTTGTAACTAAAGTACAATTTATGTACGAACAGTTACCAAGCTGGTTACAGTTAAAGGCAGTAGAAAAGAACAAACTATCGTTAAGATTAAAAAACGGCTCAAGAATATCAGCCAAATCATCTAACTCAGATGCTGCTCGTTCAGAAGCTGTATCTTTACTTATAATAGATGAAGCTGCATTTATCGACAACATAGACGAAACCTTCGCATCAGCACAACAGACCCTTGCAACAGGTGGTCAGTGTATGGCTCTATCAACTCCCAACGGAATCGGTAACTGGTTTCATCAGACCTGGGAAAAAGCCGAAACTGGTGAGAATAGTTTTATCCCGATCAGACTACCGTGGACTGTTCACCCTGAAAGAAATCAAATGTGGAGAGATCTACAAGATGCTGACCTAGGTCCTAGGATGGCTGCTCAAGAGTGTGACTGTGATTTCCTATCTTCCGGTGATACGGTATTTGAACCTGAAGACTTAATCTTCTACGAAACAACAGCTCAAAACGATCCTGTTGAAAAACGAGGAGTAAGCGGAGACTACTGGATATGGGAATACCCAGATTACACCAAATCGTATATGGTAGTCGCCGATGTCGCTAGAGGAGACGGACAAGATTTCTCCGCATTTCATGTATTCGATATTGAATCAGCATCACAAGTTGCTGAATTTAAGAGCAAGGTACCTCCTAAAGAATACGGTAACTTACTGGTAGGAGTAGCAACAGAGTACAATAACGCACTACTAGTTGTAGAAAATGCAAATATCGGATGGTCTACTATTGAACAGATTATCGAAAGAGATTATCAGAACTTCTACTACTCCTCTAAATCGGATCAAGATACAGTAGAGACGTATATGAATAAAATGGAGAGAGGAAACCTTACTCCCGGTTTTACGATGTCTATGAGAACCAGGCCACTAGTCATTGCTAAGATGATGGACTATGTTAGAGAAAGATCTGTGACTATAAAATCTCAACGTCTTCTAAAAGAGATGAGAGTTTTTGTATGGAAGAACGGTAAAGCTCAAGCACAGACCAACTACAATGATGACTTGGTAATGGCTTTTGCAACAGGACTTTACGTTAGAGACACAGCACTGAGGCTAAGACAACAAGGTATGGACCTATCCAGAGCTAGTCTATCAGCTATGTCAAATT